AATTTTAAGGCAGGTGGTTTGTTTAGAACTAATGCACAAAACTTAACTGCTAATACAACAATATTAGCTACAGAAAATGCACAAGCAACAGGTGTTCTTACTGTAGATAGTGGTGTAACATTGACAGTAAACAGTGGTGGAAGGTTGGTGGTATCGTGAGTAGAATCAAAGTAGATGCCATACAAGGTACAAGTGGTAGTGATACTGCCATAACATTAAGTGGTGCAAATGCTACAGTTGATGGAACTCTCGCAGTAACAGGTGTGCATACTGTAGGCACTAATGCTGTTGCTACATCTGAAGGTGGAGCAGTTACTACTAATGTTACTCAGGGATTAGCTAAAGCATGGGTTTTATTTAATGGAACTGGTACAATAGCATCCACAGATAGTTTTAATATTTCAGGTCTTACAGATAATGGAACAGGTAATTATACTGTGGTGATAGACAATAATATGAACGTTTCAAATGGCTTCTCTTGCATAGGTTCAGATGAAAATAGAGGTGTAGGAGAGACTGACCCTAGTGGTACTGGTGGAGTTACTTGTATAAGAAGAAATACTAGTGCTACTGCTGAAGATTGTTCCCAAATAAGTGTTACAGTACATGGAGACCTCGCATGAGTGAAATAATAACAGACACCATAACAGGCAAGTCCACTGCAACAACCATAACCATTGGCTCAACACCTGTAGTTAGTTCAAGTGCAAACTCTATGACTATTAGAGGTGAGGGTAGCAATCAGACAAGTATTCAGCAAGGGTTGGCAAAGGCTTGGGCACATTATGATCAATCAGCTTTAGATACTGCAAATAGAGATAGTTTTAATTTTTCTGGTGTGACAGATGTTTCGGCAGGTAGGTTTACGGAAACATTTACTAACGCTATGAGTAATGCAAATTATGCAGCAGGTCATCTTACAAATCAAGTTGTAACAGACTTAGCTGGTAATGAAGTTGAAACTACTGCAATAACAACACAATCTAGGAATAGCTCTTTTACAGCAACAGATAGTGATAACAATTTGGTTTCAGTACATGGAGACCTCGCATAATGGCAAACGGAACAATAGCATTTGATACATTACAGACAAGTGGACAGATTGGAAGTACATTAAATAAAGCTAGTACAGGCTCAAGGTCTGTAGATACTGACTACTTAGTTAGTGGCTCAACAAAAATGTATGCACACATTACACAAAGCACACCTGTTGTTAATAATAGCTTAAACTCAAGCTCACATACTGATAGTGGTACAGGTGTATCTGATATTGTTTTTGTAAATAATATGGCAGATGTTTTTTTCACTACTACAATAGGACTAAGAAACACAGGTAATTATGTTCATGGAACTGTTTTAGCTAATGATGGGAAAACATCACAAGCAAGGGCACAAAGTTTAATTAATGCAAATACAGGTGAGGATAGCTCAGATATAAGCATCCAAGTTGTTAGTGATTTGGCATAGGAGATATGATGACAATAGAAACACCAGAATTTCAAGGCACACATCTTTGGGATAGATTGTGTTGGGCAAAAGAAAAGCTAGAGCCACACAGAACAGAATACTGTGTTGTATGGGAAGACCCAGAGACACCTGATGAACCTGCAAAGGTTACACACCCTGACCCTAATTGGATGGCTTGTGCTTTGCAAGGTGGTATTTTACCTCCCGTTGAAGTATACTGGGAGTTAAAGAAGGATGAGGCAAAACCAGATTTTGTTAAACATACAAGAGGGTATTTGCTTCACAATACAAAGCCTATTGAGGCAATGACAGAAGAACAGGCAATAGAATACCTAATTATGAAAGACATACCACAGCATGTATGGAGAGATTACGACAAGGCAAACAAACCACGAATGGTTATTTGTACTAAGTCACAACTGCCAAGCACGAGAGTGTGGCGAAATGCTTGGAGAATCAATGAAGAACTAACCACACATAACGAAGAAGCTGCTTAAAGGAGAAACTAATGGCAACAACTAACATCGTAGACAAGGATGGCAACACTATATCTGCTTCAGATGCCACTGTTCCATCTGACAGGCACTTCAGAGGTGCGTGGACATTATCTGGAACAACAATAACAGAAGACTTAGCAACAGCTAAAGACATATTCAAGGACAAGATAAGGGAAGTAAGAAAGCCTTTATTAGAAGCTGAAGATGTAGTTTATATGAAAGCAATGGAAGCTGACGATGCAACTGCAAAGGCTGCAAGTGTAACTAAGAAGAACTCACTAAGAGATGCACCTGCTGCAAGTGCAATAGCAGATGCTACAACAATAGTTGAACTCAAGGCTGCTTGGGATGCTGATTTGTTAGGTGACAGTCCATACGCATAAGGAGTAGTTAATGGCTTTAACAAAAGTACCAATCACAGGATTAGATATTTCAGGAACTGCATCATCTTCCACTTTTATTAGAGGAGATGGAACATTTGCAAGTCCTTTTACATATATGTCTGCCACAGGTGGAACTATAACTACTGATGGTAATTTTAAAGTACACACCTTTACAAGTTCTGGAACTTTTACTCCAACTATAGGAACTATATCAGATACCAACTCTGTAGAGTATTTAATAGTCGCAGGTGGTGGAGGTGGAGGTGCTTTAGGTGGGGGAGGAGCAGGTGGTATGTTGTCTGCAAGTTCTCTTACAGTATCAAATCAAGATTATTCTATAGTTATTGGTGCAGGTGGAACTGGAGCTTCAGGTGGAACAGGTGGTTCTGGTTTTGTTGCAGGTGGTGATGGTGGTGATTCATCTTTTGCAGGACTAACTGCTGTTGGAGGAGGTGGTGGTGGTGCTAATAACTCTGCTGGTAGAGCAGGTGGCTCTGGTGGTGGAGGTTCTAAAAATAGTCAATCAGGTGGTGCAGGTACAAGTGGTCAAGGAAATGCAGGTGGTTCAGGTGGTGTTAATAATGATTCATCTGTAGGTGGCGGCGGTGGTGGCAAAGGTGCTGTTGGTGCTAATGGTACAGCTAGTAATAATGCTACAGGTAAGGGTGGAGATGGTGAGTCTAATAGTATAACAGGAAGTGCAGTTATCTATGCCGCAGGTGGTGGAGCAGGTAATGGTAACTTTTCTACTGTTGGCTCTGATGGAGGTTCATCTAATGTAGGTGGTAAAGGTGGTGGTGGTGCATCACCTAAAAACTCATCTAATAATGCTACTGCTCCTAATGCAAATACAGGTTCAGGTGGTGGTGGAGCAGGATTTGATGGTTTAGGTTATAGTTCAGCAGGTTCAGATGGTGCTGATGGTGTTGTAATTATACGTTATCAATTTCAAGGATAATAAGCATGGCTAAATTTGCAAAAATAAAAGATGGAATAGTAACACAAATAATTGTTGCTGAACAAGAATTTTTTGATACCTTTATTGATGATTCTCCGGGCGAATGGATTAACGTAATAGATGAATTAGGACAGAGAAAAAATAAAGCTACTATTGGATGCACATATGATACAACTAGAAATGCATTTATAGAACCTAAACCTTTTAATTCTTGGACACTTAATGAAAGTACTTGTAAATGGGAAGCTCCTGTAGCTGAACCTGTGGGTGGATTACATACTTGGAATGAAGAAAATTTACAGTGGGAGAATAACTAATGGCATACATAGGTAAATCTCCACAGAACGGAGTAAGAAACAGATTCCAATACCAAGCAAGTGCAGGTCAGACTAGCTTTAGTGGCTCTGATGCAAACGCACTGACACTTACTTACACAGATAGCTTGTACATGGATGTGTATCAGAATGGTATCTTGCTTGTTCCGGGAGATGACTACACTGCAACTACAGGTACAACTGTCGTACTCGTACAAGCTGCTAGTTTAAATGACATCATTGAGATGGTTGTGTATGATGTGTTCTCAGTTAATGAGACTTACACTAAGACTGAATCAGATAACAGATATCCATTCAAAGGCAACGACTCAATAATCAGATTAAATGGACAGACAATAAGTGCAGACATTACAATAGACAGTGATGAGAATGGCGTTAGTGCAGGTCCTATAACACAGGACAATGCAACAGTTACTGTTAATGGATATTGGAGTATCGTATGACAAGTCAATTAAATGTAGACACCATTGTAGATAAAGCAGGTTCAGGTGGCACGAATGTTAAGATTAAAGGCTCTAATTCTACTTATGTAGATGGCACAACTACACAAAATTTAGTTAGTGGTGTGGTTAAAGCTTATGTTTGTTATGGAACAACCACTACTACTGCGATAATTGGGTCTGAAAGTTTTAATCACTCTTCTTTAAATGATGTAACAACTGGAACCACTAAATTTACTATGACAAATCCAATGAGTACATCTTTATTTAGTTTATCTGACTGTGGTGGAGACAGTTCAGCAGGATATGCTAGTTGGGTACAAGATGGTGAGATGTCAACATCAACTTATCAGTTTCATCTTGGTAATGCTAGTTTTTCTGCTCAAGATTCACCTTATCATGCAGGACAAGTTATAGGAGACTTAGCATAATGGCTAGTGAACTTAAAGTAGATAAATTTACAGGTGTAACCACAGCAGGTTCTATTGATGTTACAGGTGAAGGCAATAGTACAACAACTAATCTGCAACAAGGGTTAAGTAAGGCTTGGCTTAGTATGAATGGAACAGGAACAATAGCTGTTCGTGATAGCTTCAACATAACAGGTATTACTGACCAAGGTACAGGTCTTACAACTGTCACAATAGCTAATAATATGGGTAGTGCTGAATATTCAGTAGGTGGTGCATCTGGTACTTTTATTGCTAATAGTGATAATGTTAGATTTGGTTTATCAACCGAAACTGAACCACCTACATCAACTTTGTTTAGAACTATTACTAGAGAAGCAAATGATGACACCAACCGAGATGTGACTTACTCATTTGCACAAGTTTTTGGAGACCTCGCATAATGGCTAGTATATTAAGAGTAAACACATTAACAGATGCAAGTAGTGGTAATAGTATTGCTACGAGTGTATTGCATAATGGTATAACAAGAACTTGGGTATCATTTGATGGCACAGCAGCAGATGCAACTATTGGAGATAGTTTTAATGTAAGCTCTAGTGATGATGATGGTACAGGAGATTATGGCATTAACTTTACTTCTAATTTTAACAATGCTGATTACAGTTCTACTTTTGGAGACGGAGAAGGTACTGCCTCATCAGGACTAAGATTTTTAATGGATGCAGGAAGCACAACATCTTCTCAGGAAATATATGGCAGAAATGTAAGTAACTCTGCTCAAGATTGTGCCGCAGCATCTTTAAATTGTAATGGAGACCCGGCATGACCAAAGCAGCAGAATTAGCAAAGATGGGTGAAGTCCTAACCAATAGTCAGCTTGGTGGGCGAAGGAATATTATTATCAATGGTGCAATGCAAGTGGCACAGAGGGGTACTAGTTCTACTGACATAGGTGCAAGTGGTGGCTATTTTACAATTGATAGAATGATGTTAGATTTTTCAGGTACAGCAGGAAGGCTTACAATGTCACAAAGCACGGATGCACCAAATGGATTTGCAAACTCTTTAAAACTTGATTGCACTACAGCAGATACTTCAATAGCAGCAGCAGAAACTGGATTTATACAATATCGCATTGAGGGTCAAGACTTGCAACAATTTAAAAAAGGCACATCTGATGCTGAAAAAATGACTGTATCATTTTATGTAAAAGGCAATGGTAATGCTACTTATATCTGTGAACTATATGATGCAGACAACGCAAGGCAAATATCTAAAACTTTTGCAGTTACATCAAGTTGGAACAGAGTTGTTTTAACATATGATGGTGATACAACTGGTGCATTTGATGATGATAATGCTCTTAGTCTTTATATTCTAATATGGATTCATTCAGGCTCAAACTTCAATAGTGGTACTTTGTCTACTACTTGGACTGCACAAACTGCTGCAAACAGAGCAGTGGGAGGTAGTAGTTTTTTCTCTAGTACAGATAATGAGTTATATATCACAGGCATACAAATGGAAGTAGGCGAACAAGCCACACCATTTGAGCATAGGTCATTTGGGGAAGAACTAGCTTTGTGTCAGAGGTATTATGAATTAATTGGTAAAGCAGGAGGTGGCGATGTTCTTGTAGGAGACTACACTACTTCACAACAAACTATTTATGTAAACTCTAATTTTAAAACAGAAAAAAGAGCTTCTCCTACTGTAACTAAAAATGGAACGTGGGATGTTGGTGGAAATGGTGTTCAACCTGAAATTTACACTTCAACTGTACATGGTTTTCGTTGGGGTATGAGCAATGTAAGTGCAGGAGCACTTTCTTATGCAATAAATGACCCAGCAGGAACAAACATTACAGCAGAATCGGAGTTATAAATGAATATTATAAATGCACAATATGTACACGATACTTTAACAAGTGTAAATACTGGTATACTTGCAACAATAGATGGTACAGAAATGTTTGTACCACTAGACCCTGCTAACAGACACTACCAAGCAATCCTTGAATGGGTAGCTGAAGGCAATACAATAGAGGATGCTGATTAATGTTAGGTGCATCTACATTTGCTGAAAGGGCTTTTTCTGATCAAGCCATTCTATTAGCAGGTGTATCCGAAATGAGTGGTATTGCATCAACAGCTAGTGTAGGCGTAGGAATAATGTCTGGTGTTGCAAGTTTAGATGGCAACTTTACTCAAACATCAAATGCTATTTACATAAGTGCTGGAGCTAATGCTGACCTTGACTTTAATTTCACAGAAACATCAGTTGGAACAAGAATCCAGAACGATTCATCAGACATGCAGTCTGCATTTACAAAAACATCAAATGGTATTATGATAGGATCAGGCGTTGCCTCTAAAGATTTTAGCTTTACACAAGAATCTATTGGTCAGTTATTGTTTGAAGAAATAAACGCAGGTGCAACACCTGAAACATTTATCGCCATTACACCTAGTGGCACAGACACATGGACAGAAATAACACCGACTGGATCGGAAACATGGACAGAAACAGAAACAGACATATGAGGCAATAATGGCAAGCACATATACAAGTAGTAGTGGTTTAGAAAAAATTGGATCTGGGGAACAAGCTGGAAGATGGGGAACAACCACAAATACTAATTTAGATATTATTGACAGAACAGTTAACGGAATACTGACTTTAAGTATTTCAGGCAACGCAACATTATCAACGAGTGACGGTACACTGTCCCAGGGTCACCATAAAATTGTTGTATTAAGTGGTTCTCCAGCTAGTGGTTTTGATGTGCTTATAGATCCAAATGATCAAGCAAAATGGTATATTTTTAAAAATGGTACTGCTCAAATAGCCACTATTAAACAAGGCGGCGGTTCAGGAACCACGGTTGCTGTTCCTGCTGGTGCATCAAACATTGTTTATGCTGATGGTACTGGTGGCGATGCAAATGTAGTTTTAGTTCCAACAGACCTTGTAAATGATGCTTCTCCTCAACTTGGTGCAGATCTTGACACAAATGGTAATGCTATTTTATTTGGATCCAGTAAATGGTCTATAGAACTAGACACAGGTGATGATGATTTACTTTTTAAGTATAATGGAACAACAGTCTTTAAATTAGCATCAAGTGGTGCAGTAACTTCAGCGGATAATATAACAGCTTTTGGAACAAGTTTATAATGGCACTACCGTCAAGTGGAGCAATATCTTTATCTCAAATAAGAGACGAATATAATAACGGCTCTACTGACCCTATTGTCTTTAATGACTACTATAGAGGAGGGTCATTTGTTAGAGCTAATGCAGAAAATAACACATCAACAAATTTATCCGCTTCTGTTCCAACAAGTGCAAATAACAGTCCAATATCCATAGAAGATTTTTTAGGAGCAGAAAGAGGTTTTAAAAAAACATACAGTTCTAACGCATCAAATCAAACGGGTGCAGAAATTTTTGGTGATGATTATTCTGTAGATTATCCTAAGTTTATAGATATAGATGCAGACACAACTGTATTCAGTACTTCATCAAGCACTCCTGCCTTGGATTTAGCAACGGGTGCCGCAGGCTCTATTACAGTAACCAACTCTGGTAACATATATGGTCAAGGAGGTGCCGCATCATCAGACGGTGGAACTGCCTTAAAAGTTGATGTGACAACAACTGTTATTAATAATAGTGGAGCTAATATCAAAGGTGGTGGAGGTGGAGGTGGAACTGGTGGAACTGGTGGAAAAGGTGTTGCTTCTGTGAACGCCACATTGTCTGAATTGGTAGATGAAGCAGGTTCACCTTATGGTGGAAATAATCTTCCCGCAAATGATAAGCCACCATTTGTTACATATAGTCCATCGGGGGGGTATCCTAATTCATTGAACTGGGGAGATAGAATGTGGGGTGGTATAAATGGGTCTAATCCACAACCAGGAGCAGTAAACACAACTTGGGGACTTTTCACTAGCTCTACTCAGCTTAGAGGTGTTTGTGCAAACAAAGGCCCAATGTGGTGTTCTTTCAAATTAGACAAAGCCGCCACTTATAGTCTTAGTGGTAGTATTTCTATTCCTTTTGGTGGTACTTTTGGTAATCCAACAGTAGACATAAGTACAAGTGCAACCACTGCTAGTCAAGGACAAGGTGGTGCTTTATATGGATCAGGTAGTAACAACTGGAATGCCACAGCTGAATTAGCAGCGGATACAAAATATTACTTGACTCAGTACATGACAGGCAGTGGTGCGGGCAACGATTTTTATTATAATAATGCATCCTTTGCTCTTAGTCTTACAGTTGATGAAGCAACTACTGGTGGTACTGGAGGATCTGGTGGCGTTGGAGCGGGTTTTGAACAAGCCGCCGCAGGCGGTTCATCAGGTGCTGGTGGTGGAAGTAATGCAGGTACTGGTGGCACTGGTGGCACTGGAGGAGGACTAGGTGAAGCAGGTGCTACTGGCGGCACTGGTGCTACTGGAACAGGGACTTCAATTACTTATCCTGCCTCTGCTCCAACAAGTGGAGCTACTGGTTCTGCTGGTGGTCTAGCAGGCTATTATATTTTAGGTCAAAGTAATGTAACATTAACGAACAATGGTACAGTGGCAGGGAGAATAGCTTAATGGCTACGACTAAGTTAAAATTCAAGCCTGGGATTATTTCCGATATTACTTCTGAAAGTAATGAAGGTGGTTATGTTGATGGTGATAAAGTAAGATTTAGATTTGGTTTTCCAGAAAAAATGGGTGGCTGGTCTAAATATACTGACAATACTTTTCAAGGATCAGCTAGAAGATTACATAATTGGGTAGCGTTAGATGGTTCTGATTATATGGGTATCGGCACACATTTAAAATATTATATAGAAGAAGGTGAGATTTTTTATGATATCACTCCTACGAGATCTGCAACTTCTGCTGGAGATGTTAGATTTAGTGCAACAGATGGTTCGACAATCATAACGGTGACAGACTCGGCCCACGGTGCGAATGAAAATGATTTTGTTACTTTTTCTGGGGCTGTTAGTTTAGGTGGAGCTATAACAGCAGATGTTTTGAATCAAGAATATCAAATAACAAGTATTGTAAGTTCTAATTCATACACAATCACATCAAGTGTAGCAGCTAATTCATTGGACACAAATGATGGTGGTACAAGTGTTGTTGGAACATATCAAATAAACACAGGTCTTGATGTAACTGTTGGTGGAACTGGTTGGGGTGCTGGTCAATGGAGTGGAACAACATCTGGAGCGTTGGCTACAACAATAGACGAAGGTGCCGAGTTTTCTGATTCTGATACAACACTCACTGTTGCAGATGCCACTGGTATTGTTGCCACTGATTTAATATTAATAGATGACGAGCTATTAACAGTTACAAATGTTTCTTCTAATGATTTAACTGTGACAAGAGGATCAAGTGGTACAGAAGCCACGGCTCATGCAGATGGAAGCCTTGTAAGATTGGCAGTAGGTAATGAAGATTCTGACAATGACTTTATTGGATGGGGTAATGCAGCTAATGTTACAACTCCAGGAGCACAAATTAGACTATGGTCTCATGATAACTTTGGAGAAGATTTAATAATTAACCCAAGAGATGGTGCTCTTTACTATTGGGATAAATCAGCTTCTGGTGGTTTATCTACAAGAGCAGTAGAACTAAGCACACTTGCTGGTACAAAAACAAGCATTCCAACAAAAGTAAAACAAGTACTTGTTTCTGATCAAGACAGACACGTTATAGCTTTTGGTTGTGATGCATTGAATACGAGTGATCCATCTTCGAGCACAGGTGATGGGGTACAAGACCCACTTCTGGTTAGGTTCTCATCACAAGAAAATCCATTAGAATGGTTTCCAACAGCCACAAATACAGCAGGTGATTTAAGACTCGGAGGTGGTTCAACATTTGTTCAAGCTGTTGAAGCTAAACAACAAATACTTGTTTTTACAGATAAGACTCTTCATGCCATGAAGTTTATAGGTCCTCCGTTTACTTTTGGTTTACAAGAATTATCTAAGAATATAACAATCATGAGTCCTTATTCAGCTATAGCTGTTGAGGATGTTGTGTTTTGGATGGGCGTGGATACTTTTTATGGCTATTTAGGTGGACAAACAGTTCAGTTACCTTGCACTGTAAAAGATAAAGTGTTTTTAGACTTCAACTTTGAAGAACGAAACAAGGTTCATGTAGGTGTAAATTCAGAGTTTAGTGAATTAATATGGTTTTATCCATCTAGCAGTAGCACTGAAATAGACAGATACGTTACTTATAATTACTCTGAAAAGATTTGGTATTATGGTACAATGGTTCGTCAAGCATGGATTGATAGAGGTATTAGAACATTACCTATAGCAACAGGTGGTCAATACTTGTACAATCATGAAGTGGGATACGATGATGATGGATCTGCTATGACATCTTTCATTGAATCTGCACCTATAGATATTGGTGAAGGCGACAAGTTCGTATTTTTAAATCAAATAATACCAGACATAACATTTACTGGTTCAACAAGTGCAAGTCCTGATGTAGATTTTACTGTCAAAGCGAAGAATGAATCTGGTGGTGCTTTCTTACAAACACAAACAGGTAACACACAAAGAACAGCAACTAGCCCTGTAGAACGCTACACAGAAAAGTTAAACTATCGTTTACGAGGTAGATCTTTTGCTTTACGAATTGATTCAACATCATTGGGTACAAAATATAAACTTGGTACGCCAAGAGCAAGTATAAGAGAGGATGGAAGACGATAATGTTAATTACTAGTATTCCTCAATATATTCAAGGTTTAACAAATGCAAAACTTATCCTAACGACAACAAGTGAGACATTATTTTATACTGCACCTAGTGGAGCAGAATCAAATTCTTCTATTATAAGCTCAATTATAGTTCACGAGCATAGTAATAATAGCGATACTGTAAGAATGTTTTTAAGAGATATAGATAATAATGACTTTGAAATGTTTGATAAAACTGTTGCTGGTCATGGAACAGAAGAACTATTGACAAGAGATTTAGTACTTCAAGCTGGAGAATCAATTTATTTACAAGCAGGAACGGCTAATAGAATTCATGTTGTAGCTAGTATACAAGAGTTTATTAAAACAAGAATTACAACAAGTGCGATAACACAGATATAGGATTGAAGAATCAACAATTAATTGGTATTATAAGCTATGGGTATATTTAAAAACATCACCAAATCATTGAAAAAAGCTGCACCTTTAATTGGTAGTGCTATAGGTATGTATTTTGGTGGGCCATTGGGTGCGTCAATAGGTTCTGGTATTGGATCATTGGCTGGTGGTAGAAGTGCAGAAGAAGCATTAAGAAATGCTGCATTGGCTGGTGGTACTGCATATTTGGCAACAGGCCCTGGAACCCCAGGGGCAGGTATGAAGAATTTTGATACATCTGGCTCTCCTCTACGAACCATGTTCCAAGGTGCAGATACATCAGTTTCTTCTGAAGGCATAAAAAAAGCAGGGGGTGAAAGCTTTTTAAGTAAGTTAATTCCAGAAAGCACAATGGGTAAAGTAGCATTAGCTGGTGGTATAGGTGCGTTAGCTGGTGGTCTCGGTGAAGAAGAACAAATAAAGGGTTTTCAAAAAACACCTTTTTCAGAAGGTCAAATGAGAGCAGGTATGGGAATGGTTGATGGTATTTCTTTTAATTTAAATGATGACGAAGAAAGAGCAGAATACTTTAGAAGAGTAAGAGAGAAACAAGGATTTAAGGATAAAGACGATAAAGACGAAGATGAGGTAAGTATAGATCCAGTTCGTGCTTATCGAGGTGGTTACTTCCCAAGTCCTGGAATGCAACAACAGAATGGTTTACAACAATTTGGTCAACAAATTGGAAAAAATATACAAGACCCTGTTCAAGAAAGACTACGAGAAATACCCGCTTTTTTAGATGAAGTTGAGTCCATGGCAGAAGAAAGATTCGGAGTAGAGTTGGGTGACACTAATCAAACTGGTGGTGGGTTGAATCAAATTGGTGGTACTTTACCTTCATTTAACACAAATATTGCTAATATATTTGAGCAAATGAAAAACAGAACTGGACAAGACAATACGATTCAAAACCAAGAATTCCGCCCTATGGGAGACGTTATTAGAGAAGCTCCTTTAATGGGATTCGGGGGTTCCCCAATAAATAGTAATACTTCAACAACCACAGACAATCTTGGTCTTTTATCTGATGCTTTTAATCAAGGTGTTTCAGGTGGCAGTGGACCATTTGGTGCGGGAGCAGCAAGATTAGGTGGGATTGGAGCAATAGGAAGTTTATTTATGAATAATGGTGGTGAAGTAACAGGCCCTGGAACAGGGACAAGTGATTCAGTTCCTGCAAGATTATCAGATGGAGAATTTGTAGTAACAGCAAAGGCTGTCCGTGGTGCAGGTGGTGGCGATAGGGACTTGGGTGCCGCAAGAATGTATGATATGATGTCACAATTAGAGAGGATTGCATAATGGCAGAAGAGGTCAAACAAGAACAAACTGTAAGGTTAGCACCTTTCCAAGAAGAATTTTTAGCGGATATATTTGCAACAGTTAAAGGCTTAACGGGTGACGGCACACAAATGCCTTTTGCTGAACAGCAATTAGCTGATTTATCTCCAGCACAACAGCAAGCAATAGCATCTGCAATGAGTGGCATAGGAGGTTTTCAACCTTATCTGCAAAAAGGTGCAGAAGCCATGGGTCAAGGCATAGGCACATTAGGAACTGCTCAAGAAGGTGCCGCAGGTGCAGTGTACGATCCAACATCTTATCAACAATTTATGGATCCTTATACAGAAGACGTTATTGCAAGAACACAACAAGACATTGCAGAAAAAGGTATGCAACAACAGAATCAAGCACAAGCCAGTGCAGTAGGGGCTGGTGCTTTTGGTGGGTCTAGACAAGCCGTTCTACAAGGACAAATAGCTGGTGATGTTATGGATCAACAAGCCAGAACTGGAGCACAATTAAGATCGCAAGGTTTTCAACAAGCTCAGTCAGCGGCTCAACAAGCAGCACAACAACAATTAAGACAAGCTCAGTTAACTGGACAATTAGGTCAAACAATGGGTGCTTTAGGAACTGCTACAGCGGGTCTTGGTCAACTAGGACAACAGATGGGTGTTCAAGATATTAACACATTATTAGGTATTGGTGGTCTACAACAAGGTCAAACACAAAAAGGACTTGATATAGCAAGAGCTAATGAACTTGCTAGACAAGCTTTACCTTATCAACAAGTTGGATTTATGTCTGATATCTTTAGAGGTGTCCCAGCATTACAGCAAACTTATTCAACAACCACGAGCCCTGGTCCAAGCAGAACATCACAATTATTAGGTCTTGGTATTGCAGGGTTAGGTGCAGTAGGACAAGCGGGTGGTTTTCAAAATATGTTTGGTACACCGAGTGGAGGATAAAATGAATGATCCTTTAAGAAGAAAAATGTTTCGTCAAGCGGGTATGTCTAAGCAACCTATGGGTATTCTTGCTTCATCGCCACAATTGATGAATGCAGTTAAAGGGTACAATGGTGGTGGTATTAATTTACTTAATCAGGACCCGCCGCCTCCAATGGTGCGAGACATAAAAACAGCTTCATTGCAAATACCTGCCTATGGCACACAAAGATACAGTTTAACTGGTGCTATCAAACCAACTACTAGACCAGGGTCTAGTGTTCTAGAAGATCCAGACTTAACCAATGAAACACCTTTGGCACTCTTAAAAAAGAAACAAGAAGAAGAAGCCAAAAAGATAGATACTTCTTTAGAGACAAAACCTAATATCATAAATGCAACAAACAAAAAAATTATTGATGAAAAAACAGAAACAAAGAAAGAAGAACCTACAACAACTGATACTAAAAAAGTAGGTTCATCTTTTACAAACAAAGCAACCCCGTCTGCTGATGATTTATATGGTGGTGTTTCAGAGAAAATAAAAGACGAAGCTGAAATGATTAGTGTCGCTTATGATAAGTTGCAGAAAAACACTGCTGATCTGAAAGACATGGAGTTCTTAGGTACCACATACAACAAAGAAGCAGCAAAACAAATAGAACTACTAAAGGGTGAAGGTAAAGAATTCACAATAGCAGATGCCAAAGAAGTAGCTAAAAAAATGGGTTTTGCTGATCCAGAAGAAATGGATAAAAAATATGGAGAAGACAGAGAAGCTTCTTTTTGGTTGAACATGATGAAAGCTGGAGCGGCTATGGCTGCAGGTGGTAGCTCTAACACCTTAACAAATTTTGCAAAAGGTTTTACAGTTGGTTTGGAAGGTTATGGAAAAGACATAAGTGAATTAAGAAAAGAATTAAGACAAGATAAGAAAGAAGCATCTAAAACAATATACGGTTTATTGAAAGATGGTAAATCAGAAGCTCTTGCAAAAAGAGCCTTAGATCTTCAGAAGTCTGCTGCTATAACAAATCTATTGAAAACAGAAGTTGGAGACGAACAAGCAAGACTTATAAAAGAAGTTGAAAACGAAGTCGCAAACAGAAAGTTAACTATCAGTCTCTATAAAACTTTTGCAGATATGAATTTTGAGGCGAAAAAATTTAACGTAAGTCGTGATGATTTTAATAAATCAATGACAATGGCTTATGCTAAAATGATGCCCGATGATTTAAAGATATTACAAGCGGCAGGTCAAATAAAAGTTATTGACCCAACTAAACCTCTTACACCTGATAACATACAAGCAACTCCAGAAGGTGTAAAAAATATCGAAAACTTATTAACTAAGAATCTATCTGGTAAAATAACAGATACACAAGTTGCGATAGATACCGCAGGTGGATTAGGAAAAACAGATTCGGGTATTGTATTCGATAAAGAATCAGAAAACTATAATAAAAAAGAAATAGGAACTGTAATAAAAGAATATAATAAAAGACGAGCTGATCAAATAAAATCACTAGGTGCAGAAAGTCAACTTATTGCAGATCAAGATATACAATTTGCTAAAAATTATGGTGGTAAAATAGATTTTTCAAGACAGACAGACCGTATGAAAAAAATATTTACTGCTCCTGGAAAAGACGGAACCAGAAGTTTATTAGAAAAGAATATAGACGTATTCATTAACATAAATTAGGTCTAACATGCCAAACTATATTATAAATGGCAAATCTTACTTCTTTCAAGAAGACATAGGTCAAGAAAAAGCCGAAGAAATAATACTAAAAGAGCAGACAGCAAACAATGAAGAATCAAATACATACGAAGGATTCTTCACTGAAGCTGGCGAAGGTGTTGCTTCTGGTTTATTGAATATTGTTGAAGGGGTAATCACATTACCTACTCTTGCTACTGATCTTATTGCAGGCACAAACTCAACTGAAGCAGTTGAAAACTTCTTCGAAGAAACCAAAGAAGTTTTAGGCATTGATCCAGAGGGTGCCGCAGGTAAAGTTACTGAAGCTCTTGTACAGTTTGGTATCCCGGGTATAGGTGCTGCTTCTGCTGCAGGTAAAGCAGGCCGTCTTGCTAGGATTGCTTCTGGTAAATCAAAAATAGGTGTAAAAAGTGTTGGCTCTAAAGGTGCTAGAGAACTAGGTCAAAAATATGGAACTGTTGTTAAAGGTAGAAAATCTGCTTTAACAAAATCACAAAGAGCAGGTATTGTAGCTCAACAGATCACGGCTGCAGGTTTAGCTGATGCAATAGTATCCACTGATGGTACACAGACAATAGGTGATTTCTTTGAACAAGGTCCTACGGAAACTGTTGATGCCGTAGGTTTAGAGGGAAGAGATAAAGCTTTTCAAAAAATATTAAACAAAGTAAAAGTTGGTGTTGAAGGTGGAGTAGCCACAGCTATTATACCTCCAGTCGTAGGTGCTAGTCTAAAAACAGTATCTAAGGTTGCAGCTATACGGCCCTTCGAATCATTGGGTTCAAATGCAACTGTACTTGATGTTGCAAGTGGGTTCACGGTTCCCGCAGCACGGAAGGGTTTTGAAGTTGCTGGTAAAAAGATAACTGGAGCCAAAGAAAAAATATTAAAACAACCAGACGATTTAACCACATTAGATAAAGTAGTTGGTTATGGTGCCTCTATGCTTACCTATGGTGGTTTTTTAGATCCAATTGTTGCAAGAGCAAAGTCTTTGGTTAATCCAGAAATAGAAGGAGCTACCAAGCAAGCTACTAATAGAATTAAACAAATAGATAAAGAAATAAAAAGACTTTTAAAAACTCAACCCTATAGAAACTTACCAGACACTGAAAAGAAAAAATTAGTAGATAATTTTATGGATATCTTAGAGGGTACTGATCCAAACTCGTTGAGGGAAATACCAGAAAGTTTAAAAAAATTATATGTAGAAGCTAAAGAAAACATAGACAATCTTTCTAAGAAAATATTAGATTCAGCGGCATTTAAAGCTTTGCCTGAAGTAAGTGCAAACACTAGAGAAATGACTCAAGCTAAATTTAAAAAACAACTTTTAGAAAATATAAACAGAGGTGGCTATTTAAGAAGACTATATAGAGTATTTAACGATAAAGATTATGTTCTCAAACCAGAAGACAAACAAATAATATTAGATAAAATTTTATCTGGAGAAGGAATTAGTTACGGTCATGTGAAAGGTATTCTTTCTGATACACCTTTTGCAATTGATGATGCACAGATGGCTCAATTAATGAGTGGAACTGCAAAACTAACTGAAAGACAAGCTAAAGCATATGTTGATAGATATCTTAGAATAAATAAAGAAAGAGGAGCTAAAGCAACCTCTGGAGCGATCAGTAGAATATTTAATGTTCGACTAGACACTAGTCTCTTAGCTAAGAGAAAAGTAGATGACGAAGTACAAAGACTAATACTTGGAGAAATAAGAGATCCTAGAGAAGCATATGTTGCTACTGTGTCTGAACTAGCTAATTTTGTGGCTTCAGACAAAATGTTAAATACTTTCAAACAAAGTGTCGATGCGAGTATTGCATCTACTCTTGCTAGAAATGCAGAGAATGTTACTAATAATGTTCGAGGAGCAGACGGAGAGATTGTTCAAGAAGGACAATTATTTTTTAAGATGGATGATGAGATCTTAAAGATAGTAAAAGAGAACCCAGAAACTTTAAGAGATTCTTTAGCTAGAGCAGGTTTGGATAATGCAGATGACTTGAAAAATGTAAGTCAATTAGACTCTGGTGTTATTTCTGAAGCAGTAGAAATTTGGCAAGGAAGAAACCCGGGTTACGAGATACTCGGTAGAACATTAGAGACAGCAGGTAGAAGAGCTTCTGATCCACTGGCTAATCCAACACAAAGTGTTTTTGGAACTATGTTTGGATATGCTATTCCGAGAGCGATGTATAATAATATGTCATCTAAAGTGTGGGCAGACGGAGATGCTTTTCCTATGATGCTCCGTTATTTGTATCAACCTATGATGAAGTTAAAAGGATATTCTCAATACGCTAAAACAATTTTATCTCCTATTACTCAAGTTAGAAACGTAACATCTGCCGCTATGTTTGCTTTAGCTAATGGTAACTTTGGTAAAGGTGCAAGTCTAGGTACATCAGTCAATGTTGTTTTAAGAGACATAATTGATAAAGAACTTCAGTTAGGAGGTAAAACTTTTGATAGTATGAAGATGAATAACGAAGTTTTAGATTTCTTAACAGAGTTACAAGAAAGAGGTGTTATTGGTAGTTCGGCTCAGCTTCGAGAGATACAAGATAATTTAAGAAAAGGAATGGGCTACGACAGACAAGACAAAGCTGAATATGCCGTTAGAGTTGCACAAGGTGGTGATGAAGTCACAGCAACAAGGCAGAATCCAGATTTTAAAGCAACACAAAGAAGTAAATTAGGACAATTCTTTAGAACACCTTTTCAAAAAGCTGAAGACTTATACAAGGGTGGTGACGATATTTGGAAGATATACAATTATACTTTTGAAATGAATAAGTTTCGTAATGCTAGAAGAAAAATGCAGAATGCAGAAATAAAAAAAATAAAACAAAGTAGTGCCTATAAAGCAGCAGAAGGTAACAATGAGCTACAATTAAAATTGGTTGGTGATGCTACAAGAAGAGCAGATCAAAAATTTGCTAATCATATAGCCCCTGGAGAAGTCATTGAACCAAAAATGTTGGAAGAAAGACTTAAGCAGTTTGCAGCAGACAATGTTCGTAATCTTGTTCCAAACTATGAACTAGTTCCAGAAGCAATAACTGGTTTAAGAGGTTTACCTTTCGGTAACTTTATCGCTTTTCCCGCAGAGATACTAAGAACTGGTTTCAATATCATGGATGTTTCTATGAAAGAACTAGCCAGTAATGATGCAGCCATAAGAGAATTAGGTGCTAGGAGATTAATGGGAGCCATAACTGCTTTTGGGTTAGTAGGTAATGGTCTACAAGAATTTGGTAAAATGATGACTGGTACAAGCTCAGAAGACATAGATGCCATAAATAGATTAGCCGCACCTTATCAAAGAAACGCACAGTTTATACCAGTAGGTAAAGACGAAAAAGGCAATCCAGAAGTTTTGGATTTTAGTCATACTAATCCCTACGACATGCTAACAAAACCATTACATACGATGCTTAGAAGTTTAAGAGAGGGAAGTCGTTTAGATAAAGATGGAATAGAAAACACCAGAACTGCTATGTTTGAGACTTTGAA